CCTTCGTAAATGATATTTGCAATTGCTATACCCCAAACGATTCTAGTCTTTAGCATTTCCTGCGTTCTAACAAACGGAACAGCTGCATATTCTTTGAGCCACTCACTCATCAAATAAGCTTCATCTAAGAATCTATCTTTTACCAAACCTTTCTTTACTAAATATGGTAGACCAGCAGAAGTACTGTTCTTAATAGTATCTACTACTTTCTTAATTTCCCAAGGTCTAAGCCTGTTTCTTTCATTACTAGGAATTGGGAGAGGTAGCATGTTATCGGGAGTATCTGTGTTATCCCAGTATTCATAAAACTCTTCCTTGATATCACTCCAAGGTTTTGCTTTACTTCTACTACCGAATTTCTCTCTTTCATTCTGCTCAATAGAATTTAGAGTATCATTTATTTTCGCCTTATTGTTGTTGAAAACCGAGTCCCAACCTTCAAGAATTTTCGCTTCACCCAACTTATCTACAACGGGGCTGCATATATTTGGGGAGTCCAAACTACCTTTGATAAGACTTGTAAGTATGCGGGACAGTTTACCAATTTCTGTAGTATTAAGGTTATACATGTCAGAAACTTTGTCAAGTGTGCGGCTTAACTTCATAAATAAACTCCATTTAAATGTTACTCAGCCATATCTTTCGTTTCTTTATCTTCAGTCATTTTAGCTTTGTTTCCACGCTTTCCACGCTTCTTTCCACCACCTGAAGTACGAGTATTTCGACGAGTGTCTCGGCTGGTCATTGATCCTAAATCAAACATTTCTCCAACCCATTCAATAGACGGTTGTGACATCGCTTGAACTGTGTTACCTTTTAAAGAGTAACTTGAGAAAGGAGGTAATTGATAAGTTTCAGTACCAATAAGAACATTTAAATAAGGTTGACGCATCGCAATGGGACCAATACCGCTAACGGAATTATTGGCATAATTTGATGAAATCCATTGTGGTCCTAAGTTACCATAAGACGCAAACGTGTATCTATTAGTCATTTTCGCTGAACCAAAAGTACTTGGTTGTGGTACTAACATACCTGTCCAATTCTGGTTGTAATATAGACCTGACGCCGCTTGCTGATCACCAATTTTACCCTGAACAAATTCTGCTGTAATAACGAATTCTGAAACTTGCACATCTGTAGAAACAGAAGGGAAGTTACGAGCATCATCATCATCCACAACGATTGGAGTTTGAGTACAAGGACTATTCATAAAGATAGCGTTGAACTCATCAGAATATTCCGGAAAAGTTTGCGTTGCACCGACTGTAGTGTTTACCCAATTCGGGAAGACACGAGCCATCATGTCAACTGTTTTAGCTAAGTCATTAGAAGGATCATCAAGTAATGAACCTAAATCTCTAATTAAGTTAACTAAATCAAAA